CACGTTGTTCAACGCGTTTATATTATTTTTCGCAGTATCGTACGATTTATAATTATTAGTCAAAAACGCCGCCGCGATCTCATTGACCTTACCCGTATTTTTTTTCTTACCCAAATTTTTCAGTTTATTATAATTACCAATTCTTTGTAAGCCTTTCTTATATTTAGTTGTATTTAGATTTATTAAGGCCGCCCGGATTATCCCGTTTAAATATCGCTGTGCGATTGGGTCAAAATTGTATTGTTTATCGAGGGTACGATGTACGGCTATATTATCTACAATTTTTCGTCTTCGCGCATCATCAGACTCTTCGTAAAGATCCACTTGTCTTTTAGCGCGCGCTTTAATGTTAGGATTCTTCATGGAGTTCACGATCTCGTCGAGCCTTTGCTTCGTTTCCTTGACGTTTTTCATGTCCAATAATTCCTGTTTTTGTAATTTATTGTAGGTGTTTTCTATCTTATACATGACACTCTTCTTGGTTTCGACATCTCTATTAAAATTACGAATGTAATTCTTCGTGACCTCTAAAAATTTCGTTTTTGATGTTTTTAAGTCCCGAGCCCGTTTTTCGCGCCGTGTTTGAAGTTCCTTCTCATCTCTTATTTTTTGTGCGACTTTATCGTTCGCTTTCTTTCGTTCCATTTTTTCTCGGAATTCCGCACGCGCGATATTACGCGTGTTGTTAGATGATCCGCTCTTTGAACCATACCGCGAATTCGGTCGGTTTCTTGAATCATAGTTTTGACGGAAGTTAGTGGTATTGCTTCGACGCACGGTATTGTTTCGAGGCACGCTATTGTTTCGACGCACGGTATTGTTTCGAGGCACGCTATTGTTTCGAGGCGTGGTATTGTTATTATTGTTTCTCGTGGAATTATTATTATTATTATTATTATTATTATTATTGTTTCGCTTGGAATTAGCGGTGGTGTTTGGAACACCGTTACCATTGACGTTATTGACATTCAAATCGTTTTGGTAGTTATTATTATTGTTAACGGATATCACACTACGAGGACTTTTTCTATTAGACTCGATAGCCTTCGAATGTAATCGCAATGGTTCTTGAACACCCATCTTTTGTAACTTACCCTCGATCGCGTCGACCAATTCAGATTTAGTCATATCCTTATAACTACCCAACCCAACCTTAGCCGCTATGGTACGAAGTTCGCGCAATTTAGAAGAACTGCTAAATAAAACTTCAAATTGCCTGGCTGTTATGGGAGATTTTCGATCTAACATGTATTTTCCATCCTTCGTGAGGACCATCGGTGGTAATGGAAGTTTATTCGCCTGGATCGAAGCATATGCGTCGCATATTTGTTCTCGAGTGAGGTTAAGTTCCGCGCCCGTGTTCTGCTTCACTAACTTTTTCAGATTTCGGACGTTTATACTTGGATCACACGCGTCCATTTAACGTAAACTAACAAAATTTATTTCATGCCTAGTATCAACATCCTGACTTTATCATCGTACTCCATTTCGAAATCAAAAACGTTCAAATCCTGTGTATCTATAGTCTTCACGGTTTGGTACGTTATAGGATATCTATACCGATTTTTCATCCCCGCGAGAATTAAAGTTTGTGCTAATATCAACTGATTATCTACCTTTTCTATATAATTTGTGTGTGACGTGATTTGTATACAATATACTTTGTGTGGTGGTTTATCTAAAAATGGTGCTAAAGGTAAACACTCCTCTGAACCACCGTCGATGTATGTTAAACCGTTGTAGTCTTCAGACGAAAAGATGTAAGGCAACGCGATGCTCATACACACCGCGTCTAACACTCGCATATCGGGGTTAGAATCAACTGAAAAGTAAACCGTTTTCGACGTGTTAACACAAAACGCAGAAATGTATATCTTCTTCTTTAATTCGCTAAAAGTAGGGTCACATCCACATATTTCAACGAGTTTTTCCCTGATATTTTTTGAATCTATGAGACCAAACTTATTTAAGAAACATTTCAAATCAACTTTGACTAATTCAGAGATGTCTATTTTGAGAGATATGTCTATAATTGACGTTATAGACATATCCAATGCTAGAAGAAAAGCGATGATAGAGCCCGCTGATGATCCGGCAATTTCCTGGACATTGGATAATTTACTTTCTATTGTTTTCAGGTGTCCCAAGATTGCGAAGAAACCCATCGCGCCCGGACCAATAACAAGATATTCCATGTCACTTAATAAAACTGAGGAAATTGCTTTCGCAAAAGAGCGAACGCGAGCGCGAAAACGACTGTATGGATTAAAGCCGCCTGTGGGCTCGTTTGTCCCGACGCGAAGAAACCCTTAGACCCTGGTGGGATCGTAAGAAGCATACCTGGACTCAAAGCCATGAATAAGGTCGTCGTGACGATGAGATCTGTGCGCGTGAGAACGAGACCGATCGCCTTAGAAATCAAGGCGAACGCGATGAGGAAGACGAGCGCGTGAAAGAAAACCACTGTGCGTCCTGTGAGTCCGTCCCCAAAAGATACGCGAGAACCATCAGTTCTGAGAACGATACCCGGACTAAGTGCTAAAAATAGGGCGGAAGGGAGGCTAACCTTTTGAGATGTAATATCTGGTAGCATTTAATATATATTAACAATTTTATACGTCTACTCGTCTATGATCTGAGAATGAATACATAAATTCAATGAAATCATGATACTCGGCGTCTCTGAGGAAATGATGTTCGAGATATGAGTCTGCGATACATCGCTTCAATAAAAACCACATATACCACAATTGTTCATCGAAGTGTCCTCCCCAATCATCGATATGGAGGGGTTCGTCGCGTGGAACTTCATTTTCATCATCACTGTAATCATTATCACTCGTGCGCTCCGCCTGGTATGCGTATTCATTCCAAACCATTACGCCGGTGGTTTTCTGTCTTTGATTCCTAAAAGAGATAGGGAGGTTGATTCTTTTACTGGTAAACTATCGAGTATAACCTTTAAGGCACTTTCGGCGCGGTCTTCATTACCTTGGAAATATGTCACAAGACCATCCTTCACGGACGTCTTATTCATTCCGCCCTTTCTGACACTCTTCTTTACCGCAATCTTACCCTTTTTAAGATTGATAGCGTCGAGTCCGTTATTGATCATCATTTGCTTCACCTGAAGCTTCAAAGCCTTCTCGGCCTGTGTTAAAATTTTTATATCTTCCCTGGCTTCTGTAATTTGCTTGTTCAATTCAACCAATTTAGAGACGCTGTTTGTGAGTTCATCTGTCGGAACTTGGGACATGTTTATATGTATCAATATGTTTTATTCTTTAAGTATCTACTTACACAACCCACGTTGCATGGTATCTGGGACAATAGTGCTGTTGGACCACACGTAAGACTTCTTGTCGACTGGTGGGTCGGCGCGGATTTGCTGGTTCGCGTTGCGAAGCGCACCACCGAGAGTTTCTGGGTAGCCAGTTTGTTGGCGAGGCTCCAAGAACGATTGACCGGCGAGAATGTCATCTGGGGCGAACTCACCAAAATCCTCCTGTGGTGCGACCTCACGTGGCAACAAACTAGAGGCGAGACCGGTGCCCGCCTTCATTTCACATCCAGCCTCAGCTGGTCCGGTAGCTGGTCCAAACGCACCGACTTCCTCTTCATTCACGGTGTAAGCGGATTTTGTGGATTTGACGTTAAGGGTCATGAAATAAACGAGAGCGGCGATAGCGAGGACGATCACCACCTGGCGGCGGGTAAACTTCATCTTCATCTTTATATATTATATAGATAATTTTTTAATCCTCGTCGACAATCATGTATTCGTCTGGATAAGGCTCCTCGGCGGCTTCGACCTCGATCGTATTTTCTTCGGGTGCCTCGGGTTCTGGAATTTTTTCAACCTCGGGTTCGGGTTCAGGTTCGGGTTCGGGATTCAATCTAGCTTGGACCAAATTCCATGAAGATCCGAATGTTTTCTTGCCAAACCAGAGTCCGGAAAATTCGAGTAACACGGTACACGCGCTGCCGATTTTTAAATCAACGAGTGGCATGGTAGTTTTCCTGGCGTCGTAAATTTTAGTCGCAGATATCTCGTCTGCTGTGATCGTACTTTTCTTACAGTAAAATTTCTTAGTTCGATCTTCTGTGAGCTGCTTCCCAAACCACGTCTGGGAATTTTCAAACGCAGAGCTTGTATTTAACTCGTGAATTTCGTCTACTTTAGACATATCAGGCGATTCCGTCACATCGATATCGATTTCACCGTTTTCGTTTTCAACGATTTTCACGTTTCTGAGCTGTATTAAACATCTCTTTCCACCGTCGGTTCTCGCTTTCACGTGATACAGTCCATCTGGACCACGCGCTAAATTTTCGTAAATCATGTTATATTACTACATGTATTCATTTCTTTAAACCAATCCAACATATGGTATCATTGATGATTTTCTTAATATGGGTTTGGGAACCCAATCGTCCCTAGTTTTCTTAAACCCATAGAGGGTCTCTTCCATTTTAAAATTAGATGGAATCGTCTTGGCTTCGATCGGTCTGTGTGTGAATTCATTCTTGATGTATGAATTCCGTGTGTTTAGTTCCCAATTCATTTTCGTTGGATGAAAACGCTGTTCACCACGCGTTTGATGATACCCTGGTATGTTGACATTTGGTTGTTCAGATTTTAACCCGTATACAAACTGCCTCGACAGTTTATCCTTGTCAGGTGTCGTCGTGAATTCGGTATATTTTTGTGGATTTATTTTTAGTGCCGGTTTCATACTGACGTTTTTGTATGATGATGGTTGTGGTTTCCTTTTCTGAAGATTTATATCGGCTTTTTTCAAAATATTTTCCATGGTGGATGAGGTGTTTATTTTACGTTTCGTGACAAGTTTTGCTAATTTTACCATGCGTTTTCGATCTTTTTCTTTTTTACTCACATCTCGAAGCCCCAATTTTTGCATCGTGTATGAATCTTCAATCAAGAATTTTTTAGACGCGAGTTTAATATTGTCAAACTTACCGAAGACGTATTTCCCAGCGATTTTAAAAATCTCGAGCGCTTGAACTTTTGACTGTCCGACGTTCGACCCGAACTCACCGGGTCTCATGAACGCGATATCGAGCATGCCACCCATATTGATCTCTTCAATTTTTCCGCTCTGTGGAGAATACAGCCGCGATTTTAAATCGAGTGCGAACACCTCAACATCTATGAGAATATCCTTTTGATTTTTCGAATTAAATTTTCGTTTGGGAATCAACGTATACCTTCGCTTGACATGTGGTCCAGTTCGTCCGAATCCAAAGCCAATGAATTTTCCGGCTTGACCCTTTTGGTCATTTATCATTTTTGGTATGATCGAGTTGAGTCTCTTTGCGAGTTCGCCCAACTTATTCCACAATAATATTTTGACTGCCTGTAATTTACCAAAATATTTAGAATCCGGCTTCATTCGCGGTGAGAATTTAGTATCTATATCGAGTGTCACGACGCGATCTTTCGGCTGTAGGTGGGAGTTAACCGCGTCGCCGCCGGATAAGATCAAATCACCGACAGGGTTTAAAAAGACCGTGAGTTCGTCGATGATGGTGTATAATTCGTACCGAACGATATCCGTTATGATCACACTCGCAAAGTCCTTGAATGATTTATCTTTGTGATTCCGATGCACTCTCGCCCGAAATTTAGATACATCACCTCGCTCGTAATGTCTTTTCAAAACAGGGTCGTTAAAAAATAATTTTTTTTGCCTGAATCTATTGATGACACCTTGAGAATACTCCGTCGTATCCATTATTAATATCTTATATTAAAATATGAGTTGTTCGAATATAAAATGTGACAATGTCGGCGACTGTAGATGCTACAGGGTCGAAGGCAACCTAGCGCTTCCTAGATGCGGTATAGATGAAAATGGGTTTTTCGTTCCATGTAAAAACGTGTGTTGTTCAGGTGGATGCTCTGATATCCCAATTGATCATTTCAATATATTAAAACCACTCCCTACGAAAGAACCAATTGGCACAAAACCAATATATAATGAAAAAATAAGGGTATTATTTATTATAGCAGCCGTACTAACATGTATCACGACATGTGTACAACTTATACTGTCGAGGAAACGAACTTAAAGACGAAGCGCATAAGTAAATTATAAAACCAACCATGTCTATCGAAAACGTTCTCACCGAAATCGCCGCTCTCCGCACGGAGGTCAAGACCTTGAGTAAGCTTGTCCGCAAGGTCAAGGCAAAGCAAGATGACCCAACCGGCGAAAAAGCCGCACACCGCGCGAAGAACAATGGATTTAACCGCGAACAAAAAATCTCCCCAAAGCTCCGTGAGTTTCTCGGTGTTGAAGAAGGCAAACTCGTCTCCCGATCGTTCGTCACCCGAGCGATCAACAAATATGTCACGGAAAAGGGGCTCAAGCATCCGGATAACGGTCGCGTCCTTGTTCTTGATGATAAGTTGCGCAATCTTCTCGAACCGGGTGAAACGCAAGTGACTTTCTTGAACTTGCAAAAGTTCTTGTCTCCACACTACACGAAGCCCGACGAACCAGCCGCCTAAGTTGATTAAACGAGCTTAAAAAAATAAAACATATAATTATAAAATGATCAACAAGGCTGACATCGAGTCACTTGTTGGTGTGAAGATTAACAACCTGTCTTCATACCAAAAAGCATTCATCCACAAATCCGCGCTCAAAGAAGATGATACGTTAACAGATTCTTTTGAAACACTCGAGTTCATGGGCGATTCCGTCCTCGGATTCGTGATAACTAAATATTTATTCGACAGATACGAAGACAAAAAGGAAGGATTCCTCACGAAAGCTCGCACGAAACTGGTTCGAGGCGAGACGCTCGCGAAGATCGCCATGAAGTTGGACATGTATAAGTGGGTGAGGATGGATGAGAAAGGAATGAGAAACGAGTGGTTTAAAAATCCCAAAATTCTTGAGGACGTATTCGAAGCTTTCATCGGTGCGATCTATATGGATCTGGGGTTGGTCCACGCAAAACGTTGGATTTTGAGTATTTTTGAGAATCCCGAACTCGTCGACATGAACATCATAATGATCGATGATAATTTCAAAGATCACTTGATGCGATATTGTCAATCGAATCAACTCCCACTCCCCGAATATAGATTAGTTGGACACAACGAGGGTATCTTTTATATCGACGCGTATGTTCAGGGACAATTTTTGGGACGAGGTGAAGCGAAAAGTAAAAAGCAAGCAGAACAATATGCGGCTAAACAATTTTTTTACCCAAATAAAGGTGCTTAAAAGATTTGAGGTATCTATAATTAATGCACCCGAATGTCGAGAAACTTTTGAAAAAAACATACGCGGCTCAACGATCGCAGGAATGGCTCGATCTACGAAAGAATATGTTGACAGCGTCGGACGCGGCGACAGCTATCGGCGAAAACAAATACGAAAAACCTTTTGATTTATTATTAAAAAAGTGTGGCAAGGGGAAGCCTTTCACGGGCAACGCCGCGACTGAACATGGGAATAAATACGAAGATGAAGCGCGCATTGTATACGAACAAAGACATAACGAGGTCGTACACGAAATAGGTTTAGAGCCTCACCCAAACTACCCGTGGTTAGGTGGATCGGCAGACGGAATAAGTGAATCCGGTAAACTCATTGAAATTAAGTGTCCGATGAGTAGGCAGATTCTACCCGAGGTCCCGCGCCACTACATGCCACAATTGCAAATGTGTATGGAGATTTTAGACCTTGAGGAGTGTGATTTTATCCAATATAAGAATGCGGATTTCAATTGGCCGGCGCCGGAAGAGTTTGTCGTCGTGAACGTGAAGAGAGATAGAGGGTGGTGGGAAAAGTACTTTCCCGTTATGGAGGAATTTTGGCAGAAAGTCCTATACCATCGAGAACACGGAATCGAAGAACCTGTCAAAAAGAAGCGATCTCCTAGGAAGCCTAAAGAACCTGAACCATGCGCGATACAGAGCGATCCAGAGGATGATTATCAAGATTTTTAGATTTATATCTAACTATACTATAATGAAGTCAACTGTAATTATTATTTCAATCGTCGTGATCGTCCTAATAATTGGATGTCTTTTCGCCATCAGCGCGATTTCCAAACGATCCGAATCTGATGAGCGAAAAATAATTGATCCACCCATCGCGCCAGCACCGGCACCAGCTCCAACTTCAAACCGCGTGCGCCCAGTTGTCTCTACAAAACACGCTACTATATCCATACATGACAACTGTGATTGTACATCTAATGAAATAGACAATGTACGTATTTCAAAAGGTAATATAATGCCTTTTTCTGGTTTTATTTCTATTGATAAAGACCAACAATGGAAATGTATTAAACATTATAACATGGATATCCGTGATGTTGAATTGGCGTACTCTGGTAAAAAGAACGGTTCCCCCGTTAGTCACTCTGAGAAGGGTACGACCACGGTACACGATTTTAATGTTTACACGGTTGGGTGTGATCCGGGCGACACAGAATTCCGGACCGACGGTCTCAAATTCAAATGGAGTGTGCTCGAGTAGCTACAAATTATCTTCAAGTATATTATACGATGATCGTTATAATTGTGTCGATCGTCGTGATCGTCCTAATAATTGGATGTCTTTTCGCGATCAGTGCGATTTCCAAACGATCCGAATCTGATGAGCGAAAAATAATCGATCCACCCATCGCGCCAGCACCAGCACCAGCACCTGTTGAAGAAGTTCAAGACGAATGGGTAAAACCAGTGAGAAGTAAAAAAGAGGCTGATGTGTTTGTATATAATAACTGTGATTGTGAATCTGATATGGTACGCGGCTTGACAGTCGGTGACAATAATTCCCTAGAGATGATTGGTGAGATATCAGTGTACGGCGATGAACAGTGGAAGTGTATAAAATCCAAAAATATGAGTATCAGTAATTTTGAAGTAGCCTATTCGGGTATATCAAACGGCGATCCCGTTTCATACAACGGACAGTTGAATATGGTAGACAAGTTTGATAACTATACAATTGGGTGTAAACCCGGCGACACAAAATTCCGGACCGAAGGACTCAAATTCAATTGGAATGTGCGCGAGTAGCTACAAATTATCTTCAAGTATAATATACGATGATCGTTCTAATTGTGTCGATCGTCGTGATCGCCGCGGTGATCGGGTGTTTGTTTGCGATCAACGCCGGGTTCAAAAAACTTGAACAAAAGGCGCCCGCACCAGCGCCGGCGCCCGCACCAGCGCCCGCACCAGCACCCGCACCAACGCCCCAAGCAGAAGACGACGACCCCGTCGGTGACGATGACGGTGATAACATAGAAACATACATTTCCCCATTTGACTAATACCTAAGTCACTGTAATACATAAAAAATTTAAACAAAAATGTCCACACATTTAACACTGTTCCCGCATCAAGCCGAGGGTGTTAAATGGATGCTCGCACGCGAACGCGCGAACTCGGGACCAAAAGGTGGATTCCTATGCGATGAAATGGGTGTCGGAAAAACCGCGCAAGTTATATCGACTATTTCGGAAAATTTGAAGACAAATACTTTGATCATCGTTCCAAAATCTATCGTCGGTCAATGGGAAAAGGAGATTCACCGATTCGCACCGCATGTATCCGTATACGTATACGATGGTCCAGACAGGTTCAAAGATATTGAAAATTTTAAAAATCATCGCGTGACTATCTCGTCATACGGTTTGCTCACTGAAAAGGATCCAATTCTTTTGAATGTTGAGTGGGGACGCGTCGTTTTGGATGAGGGGCATGAAATCAGAAATCGGCGGGCGAAGAGATCGAAAGCCGCGTGCGCGCTCAAATCAGACATCAAATGGGTCATCACGGGCACGCCCATATTCAACAAAATCGATGACTTTGTATCGCTCTCCGCGTTTGTTGGATTTTCGCGTCTTGAAGTTCAATGTGAATACGATACCATTAAAAATGGGTATATATTGAGACGAACGAAAAACGATCATAATATTTCGTGTGACGCGACGAAATGTATTTTTGAAAACGTGGAGATTGAGATGTATCCGGAAGAAAAGGAATTTTACAAAGACGTTTTCATGGAATCACAGGATACTATTAAAGAAATTTTCAAAAATTCAGTTGGGAACGTCACGCGTCACAATATGGCTGTTTTGGAATGTTTTTTGCGCGCTCGGCAGGCGATGATTTGGCCGCAGCTATACAATGACGGTGTTTCAAAGCAGTGTGGGGTAGATCTACCGAAATGGGAGGGGCGTTCTAAAAAAATGGAAACTTTATTTCGTTTGATTTCAGAACACCCGAGTGAAAAGACATTGATTTTCTGTCAGTTTATAGGTGAAATGAACCACATCAGTGAACAATTGGATTGCTCGGTTTTTCGGATAGATGGCGCGTGTTCGAGGGAACAGAGAGAGACGCAGTTAAAAAAATTCGCAGAGGCGCCGATGAATAGCGTCATGATCATCCAGGTCAAAGCTGGTGGGCAGGGTTTAAATATTCAGTGCGCTTCGAGGGTATATATCACGAGCCCCGCATGGAATCCAGGGACGGAGCTTCAAGCGATCGGGCGTTGTCATCGGTCGGGTCAAAAGAAAGACGTATACGTCAAAAAATTGATTTATGTCGGAGACGACGCATGTCCGAGCGTTGAAGAAGCAATCATCGGCATTCAAGTGCGAAAATCCAAGGCGTGCGCGGAGGTACTCAATGACAAAAGACTCGAATCCCAAATCCCAGCGAGTGAAAAAATGACAAACATGATGTCGATCTCTGAGGTTCGAAATATTTTCAGAGCGTAATGTATATAACAATGACTACCGGATCCCGAGCCGAGGTATTCCACGGCACCGTCGACCAAACCGCTGGTGGTTTGAAAAAGAAAGATTTGTTTCAAGACAAGTATGGTGAAATCAAGAGTAAGAAGGCGTCTGAATCCGCGCTCGCTCGCATGAAGGAGGAAGGTAAGAAGGCTATGGTGAAGGTGTTCAAGCCTCGCAAGACGGGGTTCAAGCTCCAACCAAAAGCCGGCACGAAAGCGCACGCGAAAAAACTTGAGAAGATGCAATAATAAAATGTTGTAATAAATTAAGATGTCTCTTACAAAGTGGACCCAGGCCGTTAGGTTAGCTAAAATTAAACAGGGTGTTGACCCCTCTAAATATGTGATGTTGAGGGGTAAATTATTAAAAGAAGCACAGGCGATTTATCAATTATTGATAATTAATAAATAATTAAACTACGAAATTAAACCCTTTCAAACTCTGTGGCTCATATACGATCAACTGATTTAATTTATACGTCACTCCGAACATTTTGTTCAAGAAATAAACGCTATTGATTTCCACGATAGCAGTTCCACTATTTCTTGAATAAAGTCCGTGTCGACACGCGTCTTGCTTCGAATTTCTATCCGAATCAAACACGGGTGCCCGTACATTGTTTTCCATGTTAGAATCGACCTTTACGCGAAACTTTGGTTCGCGCTCGGAAGATTCCTTGATGTTAGAATTAAACATAGCTCGCAATTCTTCTTTAGATTTTTTCATTTGAAAGATTTCTTGTGACTGCTCAAAAACCGCGTCGATTATTTTTTCTTCGAAAGCCTTCATGATTTCATAAAATTTTTTAACGAAATTCCCATCCTCATCGTACCCCTTCATCGCGAAATCGATACTCCATTTCGTCGGACCAACTTCCGGTGTGAACCCAGACAAACCAAACGGCATATACATTCGCGGAAACTGTACGCGTAACGGCTTCCCTTCTTTTGAGCATAACGCGATCTTTCGCCCCGCGTACGATGGAATCTCGACATCGTCTAATAAAGTGACGAACTTTGACATTATAAATATAAAAGGGTTATTATCTTTAAGCTGAACACATCGCACAATCAGCCTCCAATGAAAATTGAATGGGTCTCGCCTTGGCTTGACTTCTAAGGTAATACATACCTGTCTTCAAACCTTTTTTCCACGCGTACATATGCATACTCGATAATTTAGAAGTCGTCGGACTTTCCATAAACAAGTTCATACTTTGTGATTGATCGATGAATCGCCC